GAACCCGAGTCCCATCGAACATCGGATTCTTCAGTTGATCAACCAAGGCTTTGCTGCCGATCAGATCGGCGTTGGCATCAACGATAGAGGCCAAGTCCCTGTTCACCAACAACAGCCTGCGCCCATCGGCTTGCGTGGGGCTGGTAATACTCAGCAGTTCGTTGGCTTCTTGGCGCAGGTCGTTGTACTGCCGTGAGAAGTCTTCGAGGCGAGCTACTGCACCGGACTGAGTTCCTTCTCCAGCGGCGGCTGGTGGTGCGGCAAAAACATCTTTGACTGTTTTTTCGATGCGCGCAAGTTCTGCTTGGTTTGCCTCGTCCAAAATTTCCAACTCTTGAAACTCAGCCCGCAGCTTGGAAAAGTGACGATCAATAGGCAGGCCTCGCTTGGCGTCCATGATCGCCTCGCCAAGAAACCTATTAAGATGTGACGTGCCAAACCCGTTTTGCATAACGAAGTCGGCAGCATCATTGGGCAATACGATTGAGCCATATCCTCCAGCGGGTACTACAGAAAACTTTCCATCCCGGCTGGTCCATAGGCCATTGCGCTTCTTGGCCCCCTCATACGGAGGTTTGTCTGGATTAATAAGAGGATCAAAATCCTCCAAATCTTCTTGTGCTCGTATCAGCGCAGTAGCCTCTACTGCACCGGACTGAGTTCCTTCTCTAGCAGGAGGCTGTCCAACATCCGCTGGAGTAGAAACCATTCCATCTGGTTGAGTTGTAACAGGTCGTCCGGCGGGGGGTCGAGCTCCGGGGACGCCAGCCACTCCAGCGCCCGCTCCACCTGTGAGTTCGAAAGGTTCTGCAACATCTTCTTCCTCCGAGAACGTCCCGCCCAGCAACGACCTCTCATCCAGTTTGATTGGCGGCTGCGGTTTTTCGGCGGCACGACCAAACACAACGTCGGATGCGCCAGTGATGACGCCACCACCAATACCGCCCTTTAGACCGGCATTGACGAAGCGAACAAAATTTTCTGCGGTAAAGAAGTTAGGGTTATTTGCGACGAAGGCTTCTGCCGCTGCGCTGGACATTTCCTGCACAGCCTCAGTGCCGCCCTCAGTGAAGAACCCCTTGCCAAGACCAACCGCACCGCGCTTATACCACGCGCCAATGATCTCTTGAGGAGGGATGCCCGCTGTGCCAACCTTGCGCAGAAGTTGCACCGGCAGAATCGCGTCCAGCACGGAATTGAAACCACCGGCCACAAGGGCAGCGCCGATATCTTCCTTGCCGGTTTCTTGGAGAATATTCTGGTACACCTCAGGGATGTTCTGCGCCGCCGAACCGGTCAACGCACCCACTGCTTGGTACTTGAGCGCCGTACGCTGCGCGGCCTTTACACCCTCGTCCAGCGCCGCTTTACGAATGCCTTGGAGTGTGGCGTCGGTCAAAGCGCCAGAGGCCGTAGCCCGTGCTACTTCCCTCGCTGCCACGCCCTCTGCGGCTTGCATGGCAGCAGTCATGGCCGGGCGGGCCAACAGCGCGGCCGCGCCACCCGTAAACAAGCTGGGGAGTAGAGAGGGGATGGCCTCGCCAACCGCCTCGGTGATGTACGTCACTGCATCGCCAACACCTTTGATGTCGGTGAACGATGGCACTGCGGCAGGGAACCGCTCCTGAATCTCTTTCTGTGAGGCAGCCGCTTCCGCAAGTTGACGGTTGGCGTACTCATCTGCGCCCACCGCCCGACCAAGCATGGCGGGGAGAACGTCCCCAAACAGCACGCCGGTCTGCATGGCGCTGCGTTTAATCGACGGAATAAACCCCGTCTGAGGCGCAGGGCCGGGCGCAGGGCCAAGAGTGGGTTCAAAAAGCGGCGCTTCAGGAGCCGAACCCAGAAACTGATTAAGAAAAAACGCCGCGTCTCGGTCTGTCAGCCCTGGCGGGCCGTCAAACTTATACATACGCCCATCAGGCCCTTTTGCACGGTACTGCGCCATGGTCAATCCTTCTCAGGGTGGCCCAGATTATTCGTCATCATCCGAGTCGTCGGGCGTTACGTTGCTGATGAATCCTTTGTTAAGTTTACCCAATTCGCGCTCTGCGTACAGTTCGTAGAGTTGCGCGGACGACGTAATTCCGCGATCCTTGAACATTTTCTGCATGGCCGGGTTCAATGCGGCGGATTCAAAGTCAGCCTTGGCCAGCCGCTGTGCCCGGTCAAGAGCCCGCTCTCGTGCCGCTCCGTAGTTCTTCATGATCGCGGCGCTGCTCCTAGCCTGTGCAGCGGGGCCTGCGGCTGCAATACGCTGCCGCATAAGTCCTTCTTTGACTTGACTAGAACGCCGCTGCTCATCAAGCTGCTCACGCTGTAGAGCAAGCTGCGCTTGCGACTGCTCAAGTGCGCGAACCTGACCGGCCAAAGCCGCCGCCGTTTGCAAGTCGCCCTTACGCTGCGCAATCTCAAACTGCTTCAAGCTCATCCGCAGCTTCATGTCATTCTGGTCCATCTCCCGAGCCAGCTTGGCGCTTCCAGCCATGGATGCCGAGATGGTGGGTGCCGCTGCGGACGCACTGCCGAGGAACGTAGCACCGGGTTTAGATGCGGCAGCGGCCATTTGAAAACCAAAGTCTGCAAGTGCTGCACCAAACGCCCGTTCTTTTACCTCTTTAGAACCACCCATACTCTTTTCAGCTTCCGCAAGAAGGCTTTTCATCTCCTCCTTACTGGACTGATTAAGCTCGTCGCGCAACTCTTTAAACTTCTCCATGAAAGAGTCGCGGTTTACACCCACTTTGTCCGCCATCTGCTCCACCGCTTGCGTGATGGATGCATTAGTGGCACCGGCGGGTGCGGGTGCGCGGGCGCGAGCTCTGGCTTGAGCCGGTTTGGCGTCCGACCGGGATTTTTTACTGACCCGGCTTGCTGACGCTGCTTCCTCTTCTTCCAGCGGCTGGACGAAAGGGCGTGTAGGAGGTCGTGGTGGTGGTTCAGCAAGTCTAGAAGCAGCGCCCCCGTAGTATTCCGCAATGGATTTACCACCACGGGCTATTCGCCCGGGAGCGTCTAGTAGCCGTTCAAGTAATGAACTTTCTCTTATCGTGGGGGCAACAAAATCAGACCCGCCAAACTCTGGGCTCACACCGCCGTTTGCAAACGCCACGATGCCACCGTTGGCAGCGGTAAACACGCGCTCTTGATCTTCTGCCGGGAGCGAATCAAACGCGCCACCGAGACCTGCGCGGAGCGACGCCCGCTCGGCAAGCTCGTCGTCAATCATCATCAATTGCTGGTTATCGCCCCTGTTGAGCGCAGCCATACGCGATTGCTGCAATTGAGCATCGCTGAGTCTGTCGATGATGTCATCAACACTGTAATCGCTGGTCACACCCCCACCGGCATACTCATCGACCTGACCACCTTCAGCAAACCCCCTGCCAAAACCTGTCATCGCACCCAAGCCAACACCAAGACCGGCCAACTGGCCAAGGACGTTTGGAGGCGGCTGATACAACGTCTGAACACTACCCATCGGGGTGCCGCGCAGGATGTTGGACATGAACTCCAACTGCTGGTACGGGTACTTCTGCTGGTTGAGGAAGTCTTGATAACCCTGGCTCAGGCGTTGCTGCTCCAACCCCTGACGCATCCCGCCGTACTGCATTTGTAGACCCTGCGCCCGACGAGCCTCTTCAGAGCCTTGCTCAAACGCACGCTGAGAACCCATAGCTTGGATGTCGCCCATCTGGCGCATGAGGTTGCGGTTGTCTTCTGCCCGTTGGATGCCTTCACGATACCCGCCAAACGCCCCCGCACCCGTAGCCCTTGCCTGCTGCTGCGCACCAAGAATACCGGCGCTGCGCATGGCTTCGCGCTTTTGAACGTCCACCACGTTCTGCATGTAGGGCGACATGTAGCCCTGAACCTGTTTGCCAAACTCCTCTGGGCTTGAAGCAGTGCGCATGGCCTGCTCTTGCATGGGATCAAACCCGGCAATTCGGTCTTTTGAATATACCTGATACGGGTTTTGGCTGATGTCTGTCAGCGCAGCAGCTTTGCCAAGCGTCTCTTTGGCGTACGGCTTGGCCCACTCTGGGAGGTCTGCAATCTGAGTTTGAGAGGCAGGGGCCGAAGAACCGCCACCACCACCGCCGCCAAGATGCAGAGTAAACCAGTCCGGGTTGAACAACCACTTCCAAATCTTAAACATTTAGATGCTCCTTGCGGTAGTCGTCAAACCGCTCATAAAACACAGCTTTCCAGACCTCTGGAAGAATCTCTTTGGCTTTTTCTGGACCAACACAAACATGTACGGCATAGGCCAAGATGTTGCCAGCAGCGTACCGCAGACTATGCGCAATCTCAATCCCGTGCGGGTCTTTGTTTCGCTCAAAAGTGTTCGCCGTCTCAAACGAAGAAACTACAACCAACCACATCGGCAAGATGTCGTCTTGGATGCTGCGGTAAAACGGGTTGGCAGGAAGATAAACAAGTGCGGTTAGGAAGGCTTGGTTGATGGTGTCATCGGATACATCCTTGTCCCTGTCCACCATGTCATCCCAAGCGTGTGCCAAAAACACAAACGCCCGAAACATGTTCAGGGCGTCTTGGTTCCCTCCGAACCACTCAAGTTTGCCTTCGTTGATGTTCATGCTGGCAGGTATTTGTCGGCGCGGGTGTTTTTGGCGACTCGGCCTTTACCAGTCGTTTGGCCACGAGCTGCTTGTACACGGTTCATCATGGCGTACAGCTTACGCGCACCGGCCTCAGTCGAGCCGTTACCCAGTTCAGAGACGATGCGGGCCGGGATTACAAACTCACCGTCTGCAAGACGAGCAGGGCGCTTGTTGCCAATTGTGGCCGGGATAGAGTCAGACACCCCATCACCAGGGCCGCGCAGCAGCCTGCCGCCGTCAGAGTAGTCGCCAAGGTGAGAGTACCCGCCGCCAGCAAGAGCAGTGATGCCACCTTTGTAGAAACCAATTCCGTCAGTTCCAGTATCTGCGCTCATACCACTGGCGTTTGAAGCGGCATTTGCTCCAGAAACATCAGCGGCTTGAGCAGCGCCCATGGAATCCATGGCACTGGCATTTATAGCGCCAACCTCACCGTGTCCAATTGAGGCATCTGACAAGGCATTGACACTCTGCGCCGTATCAAACGCGCCTATGGCTTCGTCTCCGACTCCCGAGGCCAGAGCGGCGGCGGCAAGGCCAGACAAACCAGGGCCCGCAGCGGCCAAATCACCACCCGCGCCGACAGAATCCATTGTGCGATCAGGATTACCAGCTTTTGTTGGTTTCGGCGGCTCAACCTTTTTGTATGACTGCGTCAGCGGGTCATAGGTGTATTTGTTGTCATCGGTACTGCCGCCCGTACCGCGATCAAGAAGGCCACCCTCGGCGGCCAGACGGGTATATTGAGGCTGGAAATTCATGCGTTCCCCGCGATAGTCCGCAGGGTAAAGAGACTCAGGGTTCTTGACCCGGCCAGGGTTAAACGCAAAAAGCGCTCTCTGTGAGTCTGATTGAGGAGGTGCTGACTCCGACTCTCCTGCCATGAGCATAGGAGCGGCAGCACCTGCGGCATATTTGAGCAGTCCTTTGCCGCCGCCAATACTTTTCATGAAGGCTTCTCTGCCACCAGTTTCTGTTAAACCAGTCAGCCCTTTGGCCGCCGTTGAAAATGGACTCTCTAATGCTGTTTTTGTGGCTTGGGCAGCGACTTCGTTCATTGCTGCGCTGCCGCTGTACCCGCACCAAACAAACCGCCCCCAAGTCCAGCACCGCCATATGCGCCAAGACCAGCCATCAGCCCCTTGCCGATGTCGCCTGTCCGAGCCGCTTGGAGCGCACCCACACCAAGGCCGATGGTGGCTGGCATACCCATCCCAAACAATCCTGCACCTGCGGCAGCGCCAAGCCCCCCGGTGGCAAACATCAAGCCACCGCCAATAATCGCCGGGAGAAGACTGTCCAGAAACCCAGCCTCAGGAAGTCCTGTCTCAGGGTTAATACTTAGAGTGCCACCATGGGCTTTGGCAAGTTCTTGGAGACTGCTCAACTCGCCCAGCGACATGTGGACAAGCTGAGTGTCTGGGCCTCGGCCCTTAGAGGCAAGGTGTTTGGCGGCGGCTTCAAGGCTCATATTTGCCTCGCAGAAAAGGGTTTAAACGAGTCTATCATGGAGGGAGCGCAGATACAAATCCAAGTGTGGCTACCACAGATGCCGTGGCCGGTCTGGTTGGCCCTGTTGACGGGCCGTAACATTCAAGGGTTACCTTCTGATCAGTGGTGGACCACCAGATTTCTACGTACTGCCCAGCATTTAACTGCAAAAAATAGTTCCAGCCAATGATGGCGTGACCGTCAATACCGCCATGAGTGCCGACAACAGAAATAAACCCCGTAGAACCAACCACATCAACCCCATTTACACGCAGCCAAACTGAAGCGTCATGTATGGCCGAATCTGAGTTGTTGAACTGCCCCGACCACTGCAAGTTGTAAATGCCAGCCTTTACGGCAGTTATTCTGGTCTCGTTTACGATACTTACGTTGTTTGCGTAGTCCGTAGTGTTGATGTACATGGGCACAGCAGTGGCCGCAGGAGGTGACTGTATTTTGGTTACAGCCACGCCAGTGGAGTGCGCTACGTTTGTTGACCCCCTTGCGCCACGGGTGCAGCCCGTGAATGTTGTAGGCGTTTTGCCAGTGTAGGTGATGACTTCAGATGTGATGCGAAGCTCACCAGCAGTTGGAAATCCTGCGGTGCTGACGACGGTGATTGTGGTGACCGAGTTGTTGATGCCGCCGTTAAGCGTGGTGTACGCCGTATCTTGAAACGCACCGTATGGAAGGCGAATGCCAGAGCCGTCAATTGCACCAGACCCTGTATTTAACTGCGCCAAAATGCCATCGAGTCGGTTGAAGTACAGGCGCAGAACATCCGCGAATTGATCGTGATACCGCTTCTCGTAGTCGTTTGGCGCGTCTGGCAACCTGGGTGCGGCAACCCGATTTAATTCGTAGGTGGAGGTAACGATGAACGTCATTACGTGTTGCCCCTGCGGCCATCGGGTTTGATGTCAATACGCGGAGCGCCAAGCTGCCACTGCACCCCAAGATTGGCAGACTCGACCTTGAACTCCATCTGCCTACCACGAACCCGGATCAGCACCTGCCCGGTAAATTGTTCAACCGGAACCGATGCGCTGCGCACCACAGGAGCGTTGTTTGTGCCGCCGACAGACTCAGGGTTGTTAAAGCCCGAGCCAGAGTTTTGCAGCGGCTTGAGCGTCATGGTCACCTGCGGGTTTGCAGCAGACGAACCCCTGAACGTGATGTCAGGCAACAACCTCCAGATGAACCCAAAAGCATGGCCATCACCAATATCAAACTGCGACGAGGTGATGTAGGCGTTGATCGGGGCTGGGGTGCCAGAGACGTTGTCGTCAACACCAAACTCATGGAAGACCAAATTGTTGGAGTACGTGGCAGCAATCGGATAGTTGTTCAGGCTGGAGTCATTCCAAGCCGTGCGGCCCATCGAGCCATAGAACCACACATCCTCTTGGTAGTTGTAAATGACGTACTTGTCCACCACCGTTGAGTTGGCAGAGCAGTAGAACCACCAGATTTCGTTGAAGCCCTCGTTCGTGCCACAGCAGATTTGATCGGTCTGGTCGAGGTTGATGTCCTGATAGATGTACTGCCTCAGGTCACAGCGCAGAGTCAACACCCGGCCATCGTAGCGGTAGAACTTGTCAATGCCCATCCAGTAGATGACGCCCGAGGCAATGACCGCCGCGTTGGGGCCAATGATGGAGATGTTGTCACCAAGAAGCTGGAAGCCCCAGACAAACGGGGGGCCAAGGTACTGCATGGAGTACAGCGCCGTGTCGCTGAACACGACGATCTCTTGCCGGGACTGAACCGCCGCAACAATTTTTGAGCCGTGAGACAGGCGCTGCCCACCTGCTTGGTTGGTTGCATCTGGCGTCCAGTTAACCACCGACTCTTGGTCCGTCCAACGAACCAGCATGGGATCAATCTCGCCCTGCCCAATGGGGTTGCAGCCAAAAGCAATCGTGAACCGGCTGATGTCAGACACCATCGCCAAGTTAACAGCCGTCGGCACATCCGATGCGTACGCCAACGACGATACCGGGATGCCGTTTGAAATCGTGTAAACAGTACCCGTTGCCGCAGCCGTGCAAACAACCGGGGAACCCTGCGGGGTTGTTGAGATGTAAAAGCTGCTGCCCCCCGCGCTGTACACGTAGTAAACGGTGCCTATGGTCATGCCAGTCGGGACGGTGCCCGTGCTGGTGAACCGAATCGCGGTGTCATCTGACAGCGTTACGCCAACATTAAACTGGGTTGGCCCGAACAGGGTGATGGTCCCCGATCCTGCTGTGGTCAGGTCAATGGCCGTCCCGCCAACAGTTGCAGAGACTTGCAGCGTTCCTGCGCCTGCGCCATCTTTGTTGATGACGTAGTACACCGTGCCCGCCACCAGAGGAGACGGCAGAGAAGTCGTTGAAGTGAACTTGACCGGGTCACCGTTGGACAAGGTGGTGGTCGATGCAGACAGGTACTCGGTTGAGGTGTTTACAGACGTTACAACACGCGAGTTCAAGGTCGGCGTGACCACAAGCGGGAGAGCGTTTAACTGCGCGTCCCAGTAGTACAGGGGGCTGCCCTCGTACCCAAAGATCAGGTTCTGGCCAAAGTTTGCCTGATACCACAAGCGCAGGTTTACGAAGCCGGGTTCACCAATACCCCAAGGACCGCTGCCCCACGGGCCAGCACCCCAGCCAGCCAGCGGTTGCGCCAGTTCAAACCCAACGGGAATCTGGTACTGCGCGTTGACTGTAGTGCCGCCACCGCCCACATCGTACGAAGTGGCGTTGACCGATGCGGTGATGGTGTACGTGTTTACATCCACCACTGTGACTTGGAACGATTGATTAAGGACATCCGCCGTGATGCCGTTGTTGACGTACAGCGAAAACGTACCCGATCCAGCCGTGGTCGTGGAGATGGGAGCACCGTCAATCACGTTGGCAAACTGAATCGTTGTGCCAGAGACAAGCTGTGCAAAGTACTGCACACCCTCAATCAAGCCAGCCGGGAGAGCGCCGCCCGCAGACACAGACAAGACCACGGGGGTGTTGTCGGCCAGGGCAGAAGACACAACAAAGTCGGTTGCACTTGAACGGGTAAAAGTCCGGGTGCTCAGGGCAACAGCGCCGATAAAAACAGCGTAATCACCATCTGCCAACCCATGCGCGGTGTCGGCTACAGTAATAACCGCTGATCCAGGCGTTGCAGTGAAAGGGTTTGAGAGAGTGGCAAACTCACGGATGGGCGTAATGTCGTTGTATGCCCCGCCCTCTTCGATGTAGAACTTCAGGTTGGTGCCAACGCCGTTTAACACGATCCCGTTGAGCGTGGCCCAAGTCCACAGTGACCGGCAGACGCCCTCATACGTGTTGGGCGAAATCTGTGACCAGCCGCCAATCTTCTCGGGCGTGCCTTGACGGAAGCGAACCTTGTCGCAGTCGTACCAGCCCCCTTCGGACGTGTATCGCGTGTTTTCACGCGACACGCCTGGTTTAAACAAAATCTTTTGGAGTGGCATGGTCGTCCTACGACAAGAAGAGGGCGCGTTCGTCTCTGCGGCGCTTATCCAGCCCTGGCAGTACTCTACCCCCGCCCTTGTTCCAAAGCAAGAAAGCGTCGGCTGCGCCTTCCCAATCGCCCCGGTTTGCTTTCATGCGGATGCTGCTGCGCTGGAGGTTGCCTAACCCGAAATTAAAGGAAATACTGACCAGAGCGTCAAAGCGGCCTTGACTGCCAACACTGCCGGGCACAAGTCGAAGAACACCACGTTCAAAACTTGCGACATCCGCGTCGAAGAGATCATTAATTTCCTGCTTGGACCAGACACGGTTGTCCTCCGGTTTTAATGGGTACTCCCTGCGGATCATGGGGATGTCGGCCTGGGTCTTGCCTTCTGGCCGCATCATCGGCAGGCGAATCTGTTCTTGGTACAGCACATGGCCATAACCAATTGTCCAGATGTGCGCCGGACACAAATACGGGCGGTTTTTGTACCCCTCGTACTTGTGCATCAGAGCAATACCTGCCTTGCCCAGTTTCACTTCTTGCCCCAGGTCCTGGTCCCAAACCAAAATCCCAAGATACCCCCGAGCATCGCCATCTCGTCGCTGGAGAAAATCAGGTCAGAGTATTTGACGATGTCGTCGATGCTTTTGATCAACTCAGGATGGTTCCACAGATAAACCGCCATGAAACAGTTGATGAGCAAAAGCTCCAGCACAAAGATGTACGTCACGGTCGGGCGCACGGTGCCAACGTAAGATGCAACCCACTTGTGTGACTTCTCCAGCACCTGCTCGTCGTGCTTGAGCGCAGCTTCCGTCATCTGCGCCTCGGTCTGCATCATGACCTGATCGGTGCGGATTTCTTCAATCTTCTGCTGGGCGGCATACCCCTGAGCAGCCAGGGCCAACTCACGCTCGTTTTGCATCCTGGCCAAAGCCAACTCATGCTTTTGGTCGGCCTTGTTTTGGAAGAACTCAAGCAGTTTGGGCAAGCCGGAAATCAACAGGCCACCGAGCGTAGAAATAAGGGACAGCATTACTTTCCTCCTTTAGCGATGCGTTCGCGCTCTTCAAGCAACCGCACCTTGACCTGAAGCTCGTTGATATGGGTCATCAACTGCTCTTTAAGAATTGCCCTTCGCTCTGCACTGATTGGGCTATCCGTCGGGACGCCTTCTTTGGTGATGAGCGCAGGCATCTGCCCCTCAATCTTGGTCAGACGCTCGGAAAAGGACGCAACTTGCCCCAACAGCCAAGCCAGTGCAGCCACCACAATCGGGATTACAGCCTTTAGTACATCAGACCATGCCATGATTTTTCCTACTGTTTGCCTTCTGCAAACACGTTAATGAACACCGTGCCGTCTTCTAAGGCTTCGATCTCGTGCCACTGGCTGGCAACCAAATTGACCGGCTGTGTGGCTTTTGTCATCACTAATTCTTTGCCCTCTTTGCGCACAACACATGACCCGGCAGCGCACAGCGTGGCGTGGGCGTACATATGCTCATGGCGCGGCAACCCCTCACCCTTGTTGGCGTGATACACATAGAGCGCCGCACCGTCATAAGTGAAGGAGTGGGCCGGAGTGAGGGCGACTACCATGAAGCGTTTTACTTGGTTGGCATCAGCGCCTTGAGTTCGTCTGGCGTCTGCGCTGCGTCCATCTGGGTTTGCATGGCGGCGTATTTGTCACGGATTGCCTGACGAGCGGCTTCTGCTGCGGTTGCATCCACACCCGGAATCTGCTTCATGATCACCGCATCATGCGGCTCAAACTCAGCGGCACGGGCAGCGCGACGGGCATCATGGGCGATAGCCTTCGCCTTGGTCATGTTGATCTGGATCATGCGTACTCCCAGGCGTTGCGGAACGTGCGATCAGACGGAATGTCAGCGGCATCCACGATCTGGAAGGGTTTGCCTGCCGGCACGTCCTTGGCCGCGATCTGTTCAATCGTCAGGCCGCACTCGGCAGCAGGCACGATAACGGAAACACCGCCATCGTCGTTGGGGTAAATAATGCGTTGGTTCATGATTGGTCCTTAACGGAAGATGGCGACACAAAGCCGATCATAATCTTCAAACACTTGCGATCCAAAACTTGATGTATACGCTGTTTTTAGCCTCAAAGCACTTGCGGTGGGTGTTTCGCCATAAGTTGCAAATACCCTTGGGAATGCGTTATTGGCGTTATTAAAACCAACGGTGAACGCATAATTTGCATCTGGCATTGCAGTCGTAAAATTAATTGTGTAGTCACCCGTGCCGTTATCCGTGATGCTGGACACGTTTCCGCTTGCACGAATCGCAACAGTACTTGTGCCGTTGAAGTTGACCCATGCACGGCAGCCGTAGGCCACGGCAGCAGAGCCGTAGCCTGAATTCATCAGGAAGTTGCCAGAGGCGTCAAACTCACCGCGCTGTACGCCGCCCGTCGAAAAACCAAGCCTGTCAGCGCCTGGGAAATAAACGCCGGTGTTGGCGTCAGTCCCCCTGATGGCAGGAGTAGATACAGAGCCGTCGATGTCAGACAGGCCGTCGGTGCCAGACAAAATTAATGTCATGATTGCTCCTCAGCAGGCAGTGGCTGGTTGCCTTCGGCAAGCCATGCAAGGTATTTCTGGTAGTCGGTGTTTATCGGATTAAAGAAGAGAATTTGGTGCATGTCAATCAGCCTCATAGTTCAGCGCCGCTTGCTTCAAAAACTCGCGACGCCACAGCACAAGCTCCAAACGCAGCGCCGACCAAAACACTTTGCGCCTCACTGGCATTAACAGCGGCCAGTGTCGCAGAGGATACGTTGGTTGTACTGCCTGCCGCAACTTGAACCATCGTTGGCGTTGTGCGCATAGGAACAAAAAAGTTTCGCGCCACGGTCAAAGTCGAGCCCGCACCACCAGCAGGAAACTGCTGCTCCATCTGGAGGCGCTGATAATACCGCTGACACAGCGCCAACTCTTGCCCGTATGACCTGAAATCAAAGCTCGATGCTGTGCTGCCGCGCTCCAACTGGACTCCGGTGATGTAGAAGGTGGCTCCGTTGGTGCCGACGACAGAGGTTGCGCCGGTGGCTGAAGTAAAGTTAGAGCCTGCCCATGCGCCAGCAGTGCCGCTAAGTGTCGAGCCAGTACCCAAACTAAAAGTTAAATTGATGCCGGTATTTTCATCCGTAAGCCATGTTCCACTCGTGTCACCAGGGATGGTGATTGTTTTATATTCAAATGTGTTGGCTGAATTAATTGTGTATGAAAAAGGGTAAGACCTGTTTGTCGCAGAATTTCTTATTGAGCCACCAAACGCCCCTGTAAGGCTTGATCTAACCCAAAACGACAGAGTAACTGTTTGCGCCCCCGCCGCACCCCAGCCAAGGTCTGCCACATTAAAGCCCTCAATACGTTGAGTAAAAACAAATGTTTCTGCCGCCCCTACTGTATATGCAGAGCTTGATGTGCAAATAACTGAGTTTCTAAATCCTGCCGGTACTGTGGTTGATCTTTGCGCGGTAAACTTTGATGTAACAGTTCCCACAATCAAAAACCTATCAACAGGGAACAAATTGCCCGTCCCCTGAGTCACGCTCGCCCCAGCATTCCTCTGGTCAATAACCATACCACCGTTGATGATGCGGTTGCGAAAATTAATTGCCGCCGTGTTCTGTACCGTGTTGTCGGTAAACGTGATGCCGGTGGTACCATTGATTACAGTTGGCATGGTTGTTCCTTAAAGGTCTTGAGTGCCTTGAGATGCAGGCTGTTCACTTGCAGGTAGCGGCGCAGGTTTCGGTTCATTTGTCACGCACTCAGTGCCGTTCCATGTGAACCCGATTTGTGCTTCGCCCATGCGCTGTACCAACACCCAATCGTTGATGGGGGCATCCCAAAACCACACCAGCGCCATCGTGGTCGATTGCACCAGCATCAGGTATCCGGCAGGCGGTTGCCATGTTTCGGGATTTCCGTCCCACAAGCATACGTTGTCCACCACGTTGGTGGATTGATTCATCATGAGATAGTTTTGGACTGTCATGCTGATCACCATTCAAAAATAACTACGCCCGCGCCGCCTGCTGCGCCTGCATGTAAACCACCACCACTGCGAAAAGCGCCGCCAGCGCCGCCGCCATAAGCTCCACCAGCCGCACCAGCACCGTTTGAAGAAGTCCTGCCAAGTCCACCATTACCAAGAATAGACGGCCCACCCATGCCAGAGCCCGAGTTAGAAGAGCCGCCACCCCCACCGCCACTCATATTAAGTGTGCCGCCAGAAGCTGATCCGCCCGCTGCACCATTGAAATTAGAACTATCAATGACCCCACTACTTCCACTGCCGCCGTTTCCAGTTATTGTTGAAATACTTTGAGTACCAGAGGCAACACTAGAGTTACCGCCTGTGCCACCGCTGCTGGGCGAAGTAGAACCCGCCGTCCCCCCACTACCAACAGTCACAGTCAGCGTATTTCCAGGGGTTAAACCAGTTAAATACGATATTGCCGCACCTCCGCCCCCGCCTCCAGCAGAAGCAGCGGCTGCTGAGCAAGGATTATTTGCTACTCCCCCGCTACCTCCACCCCCACCAACAACGGTGACCTTGAGCGTAGTAACGCCGGTTGGGATGGTGAACGTGCCGTTGGATGTAAAGACTTGGCCCCTGGTGCCGCCAGAAACAAGATCGCTGGTCAAAGCGACGGTCCCGGTTGAATCGGGCAACGTGAGGGTTTGGTTGTTGTTGGAGTTTGGCGATGCAACCGTAAATATGCCGGTGCCGCCCGCATTGCCCGAAAGACGTACTGAACTCATGTTCGCTCCTTAAACCACTACCCAGCTTGAGCCGGTGGTTACAGTTACCGATATACCGCTGTCAATTGTGACGGGGCCAAACGTACCGGCGTTGGTTGCTGCCGGGATGGTGTAGTTTGCGGTCACGTTCTGACCGTTCTCAAAGAATATCTGATCCGTGCCACCACCCGTTGCACCGCCAGAGCCGCCAGCAACTTTGACAAAATCACCAACCCCTGAGTCCCATGCCATCAGGGCTGCCTGACCAGCAGAAACAAATGCGCCCGCCGTGGGGCTGCTCGGGCCGCCGCGCAAATACACCAGGGAATCTGAGTTGTTGATCACCACATACATCTTGCTCTGCTTGGGAGCGTTGATGTAGCGCGTAGCACCCGGTGTCCCGGTGGCAATCAGGATGGCGTTTCTGGCCTCGTTTGGAGCGCCGCCTGCGGTGGTGGTCAGGGTCCAGTCGCCAGCCGTCACACTGGCGGTTGAAAATTGAGCAATCGCATCCTCAACCAGTTGTGTAAGCTGGCTGTTTACGGCGGTTCCCCATGTGTTTACAAGGCTGCCCGTTACGGGCTGGATCAGCCCGAGTAGCGAAGTGTATGCGGATGGCATCAATTACTCCTGTGAATCGTCTGTCTTTTGCCAGCCAGGACCTGCCGAGGTGTTGACATTTTGCCATGTAGAGGCTTGGCTGTCATCAATAACTACCCAACCAGAGTTGCCCGAGGCTTGTATGACCTGCCATGTCCCGTTCTGGCTACCGTCTATGGTCACCCAGTTGGCGGCTTGAGCGTCTGGGATCACTTCCCAGCGGAACCGCGCTGTGATGACATCTAAGGCAAGAGCGCCTTCTGATATTTGGACTGAGAGAGTTAGTTGCATTGCAACCGTGTCTTCAGCCGTCGAGGACTCAAAAATGCTGACCGGGAAATCCGCAGCCGCACTGATTATGTCTGTCCCTGCCGCAGTTTCACTTACGGCTCTTGTAAAAATTTGCCCCGCAAGATTTGTTTCTGCCCCGGTTGCGGACTCCAAAACGCTACCAAAGAAGGTGAAGCTCGACGCTGTAAGGTCGATTCCAGCCGCAGACTCAGCAATCTGGGCAGAGTAAACCGGCACGGACGATACGGCGTCTGACGCCAAAGCGGAGGCCAAGAAACTGACAGCAAAATTTACCGTTGCCACCTGCGCGTCAGAGCCTCTGGCAACCTCACTCACCGATGCACGCATGGTGGCGCTGGCTGCAATTGAGTCTGCGCCCGTCGCTGCCTCAGACACAGACGCCAGGAATGCAAGCCGTGCGGCCACCGCATCCAATCCCGTTGCCGTCTCAGAAACATTGGAGAAGTAAACGATGCGGGAAGAAACTGTATCCGTGCCAGTGGCTGACTCAGAAATCTGCGTGGAGTACGTGGGCAGCGCCGATACGGTGTCTGTGCCGGTTGCGGTCTCAGCAAGAGACGCAAGAAAAGTTGCCGCCGCTGACACGGTGTCTGTGCCCACGGCAGACTCAGAAACCGCCGCAAGAAATGCGGCGCTGGCAGATTGAGAATCTGACCCAGTCGCTGTTTCAGAAACAGACGACGAGAACGTGATCCGTGCTGCCTGTGAATCTGAGCCTGTTGCCGTCTCTGCGACAGAGGTTGGAAATGTGACTCTGGCTGCTTGTGCGTCGGATGCCGTGGCTGACTCAATGACCGCAGCGGCAAATACGTTCCCCGCCAGCGCGGAAATCGCTGTTGTTGAGAACGCATGAAAGCCAAACATCAGACGACCGTCCAGTTTGAACCAGAGGGCACCGTCACCGTCACACCACTTGCAATCGTGACCGGACCGCCGCTGATGGCATTGTGTCCATCATTGACCGTTGAGGACTGCGTTATGACGGCTTCGTTCTCGATGTACCCCATGCCGCCGATGACAGCCCTTCCTGCGGGGTAGTCGCAAAACACATCCTTGGTGCCCGCCGAAAAACTAACCTTTGCCCCAGAGGCGCTGGAGGCAAGCACCGTGTCCCGAGACAGCGTTGTGCCCGAGGCTGTGTATGTGCCTATCCCCACCTCCCACTCAGAGGTGCCCTGGCCCGCAATGGTGTAGTACGTGGTGTTGGCGTTGCCGATGGCAGCAAAGGTCTGAAAACCCGTAACTGCCCCCGCCAGTGTCACCGATACGGTGCCGGTCGTTGTTGTGGTCTCACGGACTCGGTCCGCAAGGACGAAGGGCATGTCAAGCCCCCGTCAGTTGGTCTTCATCAAACCAGCGTTGTTGAGTCGCACCGTTTGCGTCCGTCCACTCAACGAGATACTGGATCACGCCGTTGTCGTCTATACGCAGTGCCAACACTGGACCTTGCGGCACGATGCTGGTGAGCTTTACAACATCGCCCTTCTTGAATGCGGTGGCCATGTGCTCTCCTTATGCGGCATCGAGGCTGAAAGTGTATGTGACGGTCAGCGTATCGCCGTTGACCACCGAGCGATCCCCAGGCGACTGGAAATCAGAGGCCGAGAACAAGATGCCGGTGGTGCCACCCTTGGTGTTGTTGCTGGTCAAGAACGCGCCACCAACGGTTGTGGTGCCGTTGATGCTGAAAGTGGCAGGAGAAGCTGAGTTGGTGATCACCGACGGGTCTGCCGTGGTGGCGGTGCCGAACGTCACAGCAGGACGAGTGGCTTGGCTGTAAGCCGTCACTTCAGTCCAACCAATGTGGGACGCCATCGTGTCACCGGCAGCGGGATTGTTTGTGGAGCCAGAGCCGTACAGGCCAATGTACCAAACGGCTGTGTAACCAGAGCCAGCAAAGTACTTGGTGTTCATGTCTTGCAGGCCCTCGTTGACCACAAGGTTGTGGTTTTCCTCGGCCCACTTCAAATTCCCATCCTTGTCAAAGCACTGAACGGTGAACACGCCACCTGCTTTAAGTTTTTCGTTGAACATGGTTGCTCCTTAAACGAGGCGGATTAACGCAGATGTGCTGGTGTTGGCGGGCATCTGCACGGTAAAGGTTGTAGCTGATGTTTTGTCAGACCCAAAGTCCAACACGCACACAGCGCCGTTTGCTCCAGATTTGTAGATCAAGGCACCACGGGCCGTGATTGCTCCTGTCCACGCTGGAGATGAGAAGTTGATGTACGTGATGCTGCCGCTTGCGGTGTCTTGGCTTGAGACTGTGGCCGTGACAATCTCTCCACCAGCCACGTAATTGCCGCCAGAGGCTTCGCCGGTCGAGGTGTACTCGGTGGTGGTCTGATCCAGCGTGGCTGAGTTGGTGTACAGCGCCAGATAGAACGTGTCCGAGGCGAAGTTGATCGTGCCGTTGGCAAGACCAGACCGCAGCGTGTTGCAAGAATAATTGCCAGTGAATGCCAATTACATCACCCCGTTATTCTGCGGCAGGGGCGGCGCACGGAACTGCCCGCTGCGGTATGCGTCACTGCGCTCCAGGCCATCACCCAGACGTTTAGCCAGAGCAAGGGCTTCTTTGTACTTGCCGTCGTACAAGGCCATCATGTCGGCCTCACCCTTCATGTAGGTATAAGCCTCAACCAGAGTGCCGTAAAGCAATACGCTGTCAAAGTTGTCGCCCAGCCAAGAAGTGCCATCAGCGTTGAGCACGGACTGCACAGGGGCAGAGAAGCCCGATCCGGTACCACCAATAGACGCCGCAGCCGCAGACATGGTGTCACCCACCACATACTTGCTGCCGTACTCAGAAATATTGACCGAGAACACAGAGCCACCGGCAATCACAACCGTGGCTTTTGCGCCCTCACCCGTACCGCCCGTCAGCGGCACATCGTAGTACGTACCATTGACGTATCCAGTTCCACCCGTGACGGTGCCAAGCGAATAAAGCTGGCCACGGATGATGGACACCGGGTAGTAGTAATAGTGCAACTCAACCGAGTACGCGCCGTCTGGTGTCGGCCCAAGGATAAAGCTCAACTCGTTGGTAATCTGTGGGCTTGCCCCCGATGTCGTGGTCGGGCCAAACAGCGCGTAGTACTTGGGGATGGCGGTATCGTTGGGGCTTGGGTACGCCTGACGGATGAAGTTCACATCTTTGTTCAACAAGTACTCGTACGACCCGGTGGCATCAATGACAGCCATTGAATAGGCCGCAAGAAAGTCGGTCGGGCACGACAGGTACTTGTTGTTGATCGAAGTGAAGCCTGTCACGTTCTTCCGCAACGACGGAAACTGGACCGTGTTGTAGATGCGCTGCTCGGCCTGACGGATGAACGTGTTCATGTCCACGTTTGGGACATTGTTCTCCGTGTAGTTCGTTACAGCAGTGACAAGTTCGTCGTACGTCATATTAAGCCATCGGGCCCCGAGACACTTTACCTTTGGTTGCCGCACCGCCGCCACGCATCATCGTGCCGCTGGTTTTGGTCGGCTCATAGTCTTGGCTGCGGGTGTTAGCCACAGACACATTGGCCTTGCGCATGGTCTCTTTGGCAGGCTCTTCACCCACCACGACAGACGGATAGACCTTGGGCTGGATGTACTTCCCAATCGGGTCTTTGGTTTCCGCCGGGAAATACTTGAAGTCGTCGGTGTTCATATCAGCCTCCCTTGCGGCCAGGGCTACGCTGGTTCATGACCTTGGCCATGTTACGCCCGTACTTGAGCATGTCGGCGTTGGTTTTACCACCAGCCTTCAGCTTGGTCAGGGGTTTGCCAGGGTGCATGGCTTTCTCGTGTTTATGCACAGCCTTCTTTGCGTCCATCATGATCGACTCCTTATGTCGTTGCAACCGTAATTGTGCCCAAATTCACTGTCAGAACCAAGTTATTTGGCGTTTCAGTGGCGGTAAAAAACGAAGAACCTCCAACGGGGTTCCAGCCCCACTGGAATATGCGACTACCAGCCTCTACCGATCCAGTGCCCAGCGGCCCAGAACCTGTCTGAATCTGCAATCCACTGGTACCAGAGAGCCTGTAGCTGCGGTCAGGGCGAGGATTCCTCAAACCCTGCGGGTCATCCACCGGGTACATACCCAACTGCAACTGCGGCTGATCTGGGTCCCAGCACTCCGGACATACCAACAACTCATAGTTCTTGGTCTTGATGACCTCGCGCTTGAGCATTTTGAGCTTGAAACGCTGATCACAGCGATCACACTGGGCAATCGCATACTTACCGCTGGCAAACCTATTGCCCATCAGTAAGTGCTCCCGATGAATTGCTGGCGCGGCACAAACCGGATTGCGGCCTTCTCACGGTCCTCATCAGCGGCCAACTGCCACGCCTCGTCGTATTGAGCCTTCAGGACGGGCAAACGCTCCATCCCCCCGGGAATCTTCCCGGCGATGTAATAGGACAGACCCGCCGCCATGCAGGGGATGAACCTGAACGGCACATCCATGATGTTCACACCGCCACCGGCATCCTGCGTACGGCGCAGCCGCCAGTACACAAACTGGTACTGCTGGGCGTTGTCCGGTGTTGGCCAGACCGTGATAGCCGGAAGCTGCTGCCAGTAGACCGTTGACCCGTTGTTGTGAGATGCCGCCGTGGTATTGGCCTGACCCCTAAAGCAGTTGTATAGGGTATTCCCTAAGATGTACCCATAGTTGATGATCTCAGAGTCAATCTTGATAAACCCGGTGGCAGGCAGGCCAACCACAGAGTTGAGGGTGATCTCAGTGACGGTGGCGTTGATTCCACCCACTTGGCTGATGGACAAGCCGGTCGGGCTCTGCTGGCCGTTGTACCGCTGAACCCAGACTTGGATCGGGCGGGCCTGCTGGAGCTTGTTTGGCAGAGTGGCGTAGGTTGAGACACTGATCCGGGTGATGGTCAGGTCTGCCTGAGTCGCAGCCACGTTGGCCCCGGTGCGGATCACATGCTCCAGAAGATCAATTGTGTCGGTCGGCAGAGCGTAGGTGTTCTGGCCCTGCACAAGGTCAATCGTGCCCTGCTCGATGGTCCAGAGATTGATGCCCCGGTTGGCCCAGTCGGCAAACATGATGTTGAGCGAACGACGGGCGGTCTTGAGATCGTAGCCCGTGCGCAACTCTGAACCGGCACGCTCAAACGCTTCCTCGACCAGTTCAGTCAGGTCGAGGTTAAAACTGCTTGCGCCTGATGTGGTGGCCATTACCTATACCTCGCCGTCTTCGCCGCCACCTTGGGTGGTTGCTTTACAAATTGTTTTCCAACCTTTTTGCCTGCCCGCTTGGCACGGGTTGTGGCAGCATACTCAGCGGGAGTCAACGCCTTGATGGCTTTCTCAGGCAGATATCGCTCACCCGTCTTGGAAGACGGTTTGCCGGACTTGGTGCGCCACTTCTGAGCACCCCAGTCCTTGAGCGATTGCTGCGGGTCTTTCACTTGTACCCACCCCCACGGGCCTTGTACTGTTTGGCCAGAAGCTGTGCCTTACGGGCTGACCATTGGCCTGCGCCTGTACCCTGCACCGCACGGGACTTGATTGACTCAAACAGCGACTTGCGCATACCCGGCTTGGTGTAGACGCCAGCCTGATTGACCTTGGATTTGGTCTGGCCACCAGCCGCGTACTGATCAAAGTCAGTATCGTCCCTACGGGCCTTGCGTTTCGGCCCGGGCATCTTGCTGGGGTTGATGGCCCCCATGCCACGGCTGGCCATCATGGTTACACCAGCTTGCCGCGAGTTTTGCCACGCTGCGCGCAACCATCAGCAGCGCGTACATAACCGCCATTGGCATAACCAGAAGATGATTTGTCCATCGACTTTGGCATCTCTGTAGATGTCAAAGACTGGTTATAGGCATCCTCCAGTTTGGGTGCCATTTTTTCATCTTCCATTTCTTGAATCATCCGCATCTGCGCACCAGTAGGAGGAATCTTCCTGCCACGGCCAGCACCAGCCGTGCTGTTCATTTTCATGCCCAGCTTTTTTTCAACTTCTTCTGTGATGTTTGGATTCATGATTGCACCTCAATAAATTTTGCACTTTGTTTTGCCTTTGGAGGCAATGCCGTCGCCGCGTTTAGAAGCGGAGGACACTCCACCAGAAGCCATCTTCTTTGGCTTGGCCTTGACCGCGCCGCCTTCTTTACGTCGAGTGGTGTTAAAACCCCGGCCACGTTTTGCCAACTCTTCTTGTTGACGGCGGTATGCTTCTAGCTCTCGTGCAGTAGGACCACCTTGAGCACCGCGACCGCCTTTTACAGTGCTTGGTCGAACCCCGGTTCTATAATAAGTTAAAGCACTTGCATCGGTTTGGGTTCCGTACGGGACACCACTTTCTGCCAAAGCGTTAGCTTTTCTTACCATGCGTCTATACTCTTGATCGCGCTCCATTTCTTCTGCTGTTGCGCCGCCTATACCGCTACTGCGGCCAGCACCAGCCGGGTTATCAAGCTTAACGCCAGTTATGCGAGAAATCTCACCACTGATATTGGGGCCGATATCTTGCCCGGGGTTAAAAACACTTTCCTCATCATAGCTAGACCTTCGCCGGGGGGCGGCGGCAGGAGCGCGATTTTCGAACATCGCGTCTGCGGCGGCATTAGCGCTACGCTGAGAATCGTCAGCGAAAACACCGCGACGGGGGCGATAAGTAACAGCGGGGGCGGAGGCGACAGCGGCGGGGGGACGAAACGTAGAACCACCGGGTTCCCGGTCATCATCAAAAGTCACCCTTGCGGCAGCATCCGCATACAAATCCGCTGGACTCATATCTCCGCGAACGGACGGCGGGCGGTCTTCTACGGGCGGACGGTCAGTCCCGCGATACTCCACAGGAGCAAGCTCTTCTCCGGCCCTTTTGTACAGGCCCTTACCCGCCATAAACCCCAACGCGCCCAGCGCAGCAAGGCCAGCTAAATTACGAGAACGTCGAGACATGATAATCTCCTATTAGCAGGCGTAGCCGCCCTTTTTCATGCCCAGCGGCTTGGATGCACCCATCTTGACCTGCATGCCTTTGGTCTTGCCCTTCGTCGCAACACCATCTTTACTGGGAGCGGCGGTACGGACGGTGCCCATTTTGGCGGTAGTGATGCCACCATTGGCCATCTTCTTCATACCGGCCTCTTTCATCTCATGCTTGATCATGGACTTGGGAGCGCCCTTCTTCTTCATAAAGGACACTTCTTTCTTCATCATCTCTTTCGATTCTTTCATGTCGCCACCTCTTGCAAAAAGTTCTTGCTTGCCTTGATTGGTTTTAGGTCGGTTGATCGCCTGCGTACTCGCCCGGCTACCAGACCCAAACCGCTTACCCTTGTCTGCCTTCATGAACTCTTTGCCGACAGACTGTGGGACCCCTACGCGCTTGGCAGCGGCGGGGTCGTTAGCCACCATCGCCATCAAGTTGTGCTGTTTCTTGCTAACCGAGGGCACTGCGCTGCTCCTTCATGAAGTCATCAATCTTCTTCTCAAGCCGGTCAAGCCGATCCAAGACGCGATTGATGTCCGTATGCACCTCCTGCTTGGTGACATACTCCTTCGCAATCTCTTCCCGGGTACGGTTGAGAAGAATCTGAATGCGCTTCATCTCGTCCGTGGACATCTTCACCCAGAACAAAATTAGGGCGGAGACGAGGGAGAGCGCAGCGTTCCACAGCGTTACATCCATTTCAGCAGTTCCACGCCCTCAGGCTTTTGTTGATACGGCTGTTTGGGTCCTTCTTGGCCTTCTCGCCGGTCATTTTGGCCTTCATCCCAGACATCCTGGCACAGAAGGAGTCGCGGCGCGCTCCGCCTTGTGGCTGCGGGGGTTTGAGCCCCGGTTTGCCCGGATTGGCTTTGTTGTAGGAGGCTCGCCCCTTGGCGTTGAGTCCGCCTTTGGGGTTCTTGCCTTCCTTGCGAGTCCACGCCGGGGTCTTAGCCATAGAAGATCGTGACTGCGGCAGCATCACCTGTGTCGCAGAACACCCCGTTATCAGCCCGAATGCCTTCGCCAGGGATCACAACAGTGTGTGCTCCCGCCGCCGTAACACCCAAACGCAACAACACGTTACCAGACGCAGCCGAGGCGTTGTCATAGAAAACAACCGGGTTGGTTCCGCCGGTAGTTACAGAGATGTACGCACCTTTGATGCGTACGGGGTACGGAACCATCGCCGCGTCAGACGCCGTATAGGCGGCTTTTACGTCATATTGCATGGCCATGTCGGCCTCCTATTAAGCCGTACGGCTGAAGGTGTAGGCGGTGGCGCTGGAGAACATCAGGGTGAAACGGGCCAAGCCAGTCGCACCAGCAGCAATGGTCAGGTCACCAAAGTTGGCGGTACTGCCATCCACGCCAGCACTGGACAGGACTGCGTTGGTATTTGCGGCCACAGTCACAACGCTTGCACCTGCGGTGTTGTCAACAAACAGGTCCAGCACCGTGCCACGAGATGCGCCCAAGAAGGTACCCAGATCAGTGCCGGTGGGCAGCGTAATCGTGACGGTGCCAGCCGAAGTAGAGGTGATGTAGCCATCAGCAACCTGTGCCGCAGTAGCGGTGCCGGTCGTGTTGATAGCGTTGAGGGAAGTGGGTTGGTGGCCTTGAATGAAGCCGTTTTGCGAAACGACCGGGCCATTGAACGTAGTACGTGCCATGATTCCTCACATGCGAGTTAATTGAGGGCGCTCTGTCTGCATGTCGTCAGCCGGGACTGTCAGAAACGCCGGAAACCCCGGGATGTAGCCAATATACAGGAAAAAGAAAAGGGGCACAAGGCCCCTTTTCTAGGTTTTCATCAGGTCGAACCTGACGAGCCCCACATACCCAGCGGGTCAGACCAGCCGAACGAATAACGCTCGCGGGCCTTGTAGCGGACGTTGCCGGTGTCAAAGTCACCGTCCATCGAGTTCTGCAACGGAGTACGCACAAAGTGCTTCATGCCGTTGGGAACGTCGGTGGTCAGGAACCAAGCGTTCGGGTCAGTCAAGAAGTGGTTGACCGTGTAACCCTCAGGGATTGCGCCCATCTGCTTGATAGCGTTGATATCGTTATCAGCAGTTGCAACCCGCAGTTCGGTGTCAAGCAGGCGCTTGGCGGTGAACATCAGGGCCGGGGGAACAATCATCTTCTTGGGTTTGGCAGCGATCAGCAGGCCACGCTCGTCGGTCCAAGCGGCGATCTGAATAACGGCGGCTTCCAGGGAAGTCTCGTTCAGGTCAACTTGGGTGCCGGGAGTGTTGCTGTTCACACCACCGGAAACCAGCGGGTGATTTGCATTGAACAGGGAAACGCCATCACCACCGGGGTAGGTGTTGGAGAAGCCGTTGTTCAGCACAGCAGCAGCCTTTACTTGCTTGGTGTACGCCATAGCGCGGGCCAGAGCCTTGGTGTAACGAGCAGACAGGCTGTCGTACAGGTTGTCTTCAATCGCCTCTTCGGTAATCGAGAAACCCAGGGCAATGGTTTCGTGCGTATAGCGGGTGCTCCAAGCCTCTTGCGCGTTGTCGTAGGCAATCGCACTGCCCTCGTTCTTCACCGGAGCGGCGGAGAAGCCAGACAGCTTGGTTTCCTCTTCAAACGAACGCTCGGAAGTCTCGGTTTCGTAGATTTCCTTGTGCTCTTCGCCGTAGCGAGCGTACTCCATACCGAACAGGGCGTTCAGACCGGGGAGCAGCTCTTTCAGCAGTTGTGCGCGTGAAATAGCCATGATTAATTACTCCTTCGATTAGACGCCAACGGGGTTGAGGTACTGATGACCGCCGGTGACAACGCTGGCCGTGGTCGTGGTAATACCGCCACTGGAGGTGGAGGTAGACACAACGTACGGGGCGTTCCACTTGCAAATCACCTCGACGAAGTTGCCAGACGCATTTGCAGTGTCGGGCACAACGTCAATGATGCGGACGGGCAGCGATGCGGTGCCGGTGTTGCCGTCGGTAAAGACACCGATCCGGCTGTCGCCAGTCGAGGTCAAACCGGCGTTTTGCACCAGTTCAGCATTGGTACCAATCACGCTGATCCCCAGATAAGCGGGGGTCAGACCATTGCCACCTTCGGTGTTGCCAGCAACCAGAACGGCCTTGAACAGGACATCTGGATCATCCTGCACGTATGCAGTGATGTAAGTGCCGGTCGGTGCAGCGTACCCGGTGGGGTAGTACTGCGCGAAGATGGTCTGGCCTTGCGCGTTAACGTAAGAACAGCCTTGGAAGATACCAACGGGCGTGGCGGTTGCCTGCCCGGTATCTTTTTCGAGATAGCCCGTCGAAACAATCTTCACCACATCTCCATAGAAGATGTTACCAGCGAACCCGGCGGGGTTAATCTGATACTGGCGAGTTTGTCCGGCGAACACCTGACCACCGATCAGATTGATCGGCTTAAGACCGTAAGGACGGTCAATGGTGGGATAAGCCATTTAAGACTCCTAAATTTAAGAACCAGAACCGAAAGTGACCTTGGAGCTTCGTTCAGTGAATTTCTGCATCCGAGGATCATTTTCACGAAGGAAACTGTTGTCCACCGAATCAATCTGGGCTTTGTTCTGGCGTTCGTAATGTTGCATACGCTGCTCCAGAAACTCAGTTGGAATACGGCAGAGCAACAAACCACCCACTTCGATACCGCCTTTGAAGCGGCCCTCAGTAGCGGCGTGCATCATGAGTTCAGGATAGTCCTCTGCTTTGCAGGGTTCATATCCCTCTCGCAACTTACTAGAGATATTGCCGGGATCGGCAGTACCCAAGGTACTCAACCGAATGTACCGATGCTTCCAGCCCGGACGATCATCCGGATGGGGAAGGATTTCCGGGGCACGCCACGCCTGAGGGCGCATAGTGGCCGTACGGGTCTCCATTGCACGGGACAAACGATTTTGGCGGGTTTGAGCCGCTGCTTGGTCTTGCTGTTCCATCATTCACCTCTATTAAGTAAAGCAACCTGTTTAGCGTACTGTTCCAAAGGAACCCCAAGGCGACGAGCTATGTTCGCTTCGGATGCCTTCAGTCGAACACGACTAGGCGATGAACTGCGGGAGGCCGGGGCCACCACAGTCGCGGGTTTTGAAGCACGGCGCGGAGGTTCATCATCGTCCTCCTGTACCGGGGCTGACCTTTTTTGCGGAGGCGGGTCATCTTCCTCTTGGCTCTGAGTTTCAAAGTACTCAGGAAATCTTTTGCGCATAGTACGGTCAACGGTCTTAAAGTACTCTTCCGTACCTACATATTCCACACCATACTCCCGCTGCAACTTCTTGTCAATACCCATTGCAGCCATTGTCATTTCTTCATCAGCGCCAAACCAGTCGCTGTTAGCGTCAACCCAACGCTTGGTACGGGGGCTGACCTTGGGGGCGGCGGATTCCGCTTTCGCGGGTTTGAACTCTTCTTTGTCCTCAAGCTCAATTGGCCTAAGTGTTTCGGCCTTGTCCAACTTCACAGTGGCTTTGGCAATTGCCTCCTGAGCCGTGACGATTGCGTCAGCATCGCCAGCCTCATACGCCTTGCGGTACTTATCCTTGGCCGACTCAAGTTCCACTTGTGCGGCACCTTTGGAGGTCTCAATATACGCCTTGCTCCCGGTGGAAAGCTGCTCCTTCAGGCGTTTGTTCTCTTCATACACCTGCTTGGCAAACTGCTCCGCAGCCTCACGCTCCCGTAGGGCTTCTTCTTTGGCC